TCTAGTTGTACATCTTCACCCAATGCATCTGTTAGTTTTTTCACCAGTAGTTCCATCTCCTGTGTAGCTTTCTTCTGTGCTTTATTACCATTCAACTTACGAGATACCGAGCGAGGCGAGGCGACATCTGTCGCCTCGCTTTTAATTTTAAACTTCATTACCAACTACACCAATATTCAACGACCTTTTTGTCGTTGATAGCTTGTTCACAGAACTTCAAGAACTTGACATCTTGTTCCTTGTACTCCTTGACGCTCTCTTCTTGAAACTGCTGTCCCCAGAAGAAACCATCTTCAGCGACATAGTCCTTATAGCCCTCTTGTATTTGTTCGGCTAACTCTTTTGCGACCTCTTCGGTAATATAAACAGGTGCATCTTGGTCAGCGTTAAAGCCCAGATGTGCAAGGTGTCCTTCGTGGTTGTGGTGTTTGTTTTGCTTGTCCCATTGTGCGCTCATGAACTGCTGAAGTCTCGCGTGCTTTCTCCAAACGAAAACTTTTTCATGTTCGTCTTTACTTTCAACTTCGTTGTCCGAGTAGTATTTTTCCCAATCTACTTTATGACCTCGAAGATGTGCGTGTTGGTCTAAACCCATATCACTCCTTTGTTAGTTTTTAAGTTTATGCCTACTAGGAAGTCGACTTTGTTTAAACACAAGTTTCCTAATAGGCATTATTCTCTTATCAAATCCCACCGACCAACGCAACAATTATTTTTTAGAACCATTCTAAAAAGCGAATCTATGTACTTGCGTAAGAACCATCTGCTGCACGGGGGGAAGCTCACCAGCAGCTCCTGGAAGCACATGCAGCTCAGGCTTCAAACGAGCGAGACTCACCCGAGCACCCCAACGAGCGCGAGGACGACAGCTGCACCTATGGCCAACGCGAAGGTTGGCCAGATGAAAAGTACAATGAGGTACATTACGAGCCAGGTCAGGCTTCATCCTCCTTCACCACACTTTCTTCCCAGCTATTACCTGCAGCGATGCACGGTGTGCCGGGCCCGCCCGTCAAAGCGTAGATCTTACCGGGGCGAGGACCAGGATCCTTCGAGACGGCATCTTCCTTTCTCCAGCCATCCGGTGGTGCGTTTTCTTTGTTTAGTTTCTTAATTAGTTTCTTGAGCTTCATCGAGATCCTCCTTCGTTAGTTAGCGGCCAGTGGTGCGAACCCAAAGTTTACATTGCTGTAACACCTATACGCACTTTGTTGTCACGGTAACACTGACCAAAGGGTGGACCAGTCGTGCACTAGTATGCCCACCAATGACTACATAAGACCTGATGGGAGATATGTCAAGAGCTTTCTTTTATTTTTTTTCGCCACCAGAAGTTCACGAGCTCGTGCTGCTGTGGTAGCTCCCCAGCTTCGGGAGATCCAGGGGGGTGCTATCCTAGTAGAACGAGGACGAGGTTTCGGTGTCCTTTAAAACGAGAACGAGATCCAGCTGCACGGGCACGTGCCGTTTCCTGCCCCCGGTAACTAACAAAGAGGGAAAGGAAACGAGGGCGGGAAACGACACCAGCTTCAGGCTGCCTGGGAAGGATCCGTGAGCTCCAGCAGAGCTCCCTGGATGGTTGGCCAGTGAAACGGGAACGAGAACGAGGCATCTGGAACGAGGGAACGAGGATCCGTGAACACGGACACTGGTCTGTACAGTTTAAGAGACCTCTTCGAGAGGGTCTCTTTCAAGATAATTACCTTGCCTCCTGCTTTAATATATTTATTTATCCATACGATTTGCCATTTGTTAAGCTTAGGATAACTGAGTTGATCTGATTTTAATTCTATCCAAAAAATACCACGCCTATGAACAGCATGTACGTCAGGCACTCCGTTAATTGTACTAGTTTCTATGCGGGTTAAAAAGCATTCGGTCAAGCCTTTTTTTGTTCTTTGCCATAACAATTTTTCTTGGTTTATATTTCGTTTCATCAAGTCAGTTTTTTTATATCTTTGATTACAGAATTAGGGATAACAGTTGTATTTCCTATTGACTCAATACTCTTACCATCATCACCAAATGAGTAGTCACCAAATACTCTAGTAACACCTTTTGTTTGACTAAGCAAATGTCCTTTAGTTATACAAGTTGCCAGCTTCGCCTTCCTGAGCTGGTCGAATGTGCTCCATGAGCTGTCGGATACAATATCATACCACTCAACCGAGACCATTGGATACTTCTCAATTTCACTTCTAACTTTTTTTGGTATGCTAATTTTTTTCTTCATCTATGTTTACACTTATAATTCCAATCGAAGTAAACATGGTGGAGTTATGAATTTGATTAAAAGCTTTTACCCACTCAGACCAATTAGCTTTTTTCAATTTGTTCAACGTGCTCTGGCTCAACTTCAATCGTTTTGGCGTTATAGCCATCGATTTTTTTATCGAGCTCTTTGAGTTTGTTTTCAAGTTCTTCACGTGACATACCCTCCAGACCTGTTACTCTAACTTCTTTTCTATCAACATAGGCACCTGCTAGTTGTCCAGATCTATATTCTGCATTGATTGCAGCTGCATATTGATCTTTCTTCTCAGCTTTATCTGCAAGCCTATCTAATCTTTTGAATCTTCTGAGGTTGTCACCTTCATACATTTTAAGTTCTTTACTAAATCTTTTGTCAAAATAATTGGCTACATGTGGATTTGCTTTTCTTGAAAGAAGTCTTGATGCAATAGATCCATAATCATTTTCGTTTTTACAAACATAGCCAGCACGTTTAAGAGCTTCAGCTTGTGTTATAGATCCCCAATCTTTGACATAAATTTCCACAAACATTTTTTGTTTGGGAGTAAGATCTGATTCAGTTCTTAATTCTTTTTTCTTTAGACCCATATTTTTCTTTCCAATAAATTTTTCTTTCTAACCTACGTATCCTATAATCAATGTTTGAAATGTCTAAAATGAGTTTTAGCCATCTAAACATATTTTTTAATTATTCTCTTTAATACTTTTGATTGGCCTGCATGGGCTTTTGAGGCTTTGCTGAGTTTAGTTGCAACAGTTTTAATAGCTTTGACATCTCCCCCTGAATTATAACCATACTTTCTCAACCTCACTTTCTTGTAGCCTCTATCTGCTGACTCGGCCATTTCTTTTAACATTAACTTTCTTTGTTGTTTTGTCAATGGTTGGATCTGCATAGTTTTGCCAGCTTTGTCTGATGCGTAAGCTTTACCAAAAATTTGTGGCTTACCACCTGCTGTTCTACTTCTTTTAGCTTTTTCTATTCTTAATAAAATTCTTCTTCTAGTTCCTGGATTTGCTTTGATGTCTGCCTTAGTTATTAATTTTGTGCCAGCTATTGTTCTTTTAACATCTGCTTTTATTAATGGATATGGCACTCTCTCACGTTTTGGCTGCTTTTTAAATTTTCTAAAAGCTTTACGAAAAAGTTCTTTAGCTTGTTTACGACCTTCTTTTGATGCTGTGAATTTGAATCCAGCTTCTATTGCTTTTTTCATCATAATATTTCTATTATATAGATTATTTCATCACAAAGTAAGTCTTTATAAAACTTCTGATTGCGTTCCCGCAAGAGGTGTCCCTTAGGGACACCATAGGGACACCATAGGGACACCACTAAATCGTGCTATAATCATTGGTATATCTTGTTAATAGTTCTTTAGGGACAGCAGGGACACCTATTTGACCCCCTGGGGTACTTTTTATTAATCAAGTGTCTAGATAATCTATATAATAGATTTTTTATTTGTCCGTTGTCCGTTATTCATATATAAATCATATCAGCATGTTTTCGTATAAAAATGCTAATTTCAGACCTACGGGGGTTTTTAGTCATCTTGAACTTAGGCTTTTTTTGCTCCCCCCGTGGGTTAAATATTTACGTCCACCATGATTACCTTTTTAATTTAACACTTGTTATTTTTAACATAATATTTCTTCTATCCTTACTATTATCGGCAGCTCTGTAATCTCTATATAAACCTCGATACCGAACCCATTCTTTTTGTAATTCAGTAAACACAACTTTACCTTCTATAATTAATTTTTTATATTTGTCATGAATTACTTCAGGATCAAAACCAGCATTCCAACAAACATTTTCAAAAATTTTATTTTTTTCTAAAAACCAATCATGAGCATCTTTTTTAAGATAAGACTCTTGTTTACTTCCTTGTGTAGTCAACGCATCTTCAAACGCTTGCAAAACTATCGCTTGAAACAATCGTTGTTCAGATGATGTTTTTGGGTTTAAGACTTCTGCAGCCATATCAGTGCCCAAAATTTTTAACAAGTTTGGTGAATACATCCCTAAAATGCCTTTGTACCTCTCTTGGAGACTTGACATAGGCAGTCCATTTATAATCCACTAGGGCATCTTCAATGAATTCAGTCCTCTCTTTACCTTGTAAAGCTTTACATAATTTAATGGATGCTTTTACAAATTCAGGATCTATCTCTGTCATTACCATAACCACGGTGTGGGAAAAGATATGGATGTGGAAATACACCGTGGTTAGGCATTTTTGACGACCAGTTTTAAACCTTTTGCCGAAGCAGCTTTTTTTCTTCCTGACCGCCAACACTCCTCAACTTTATCAAGGAATGAAAGACTAAAATTTCCTAAACCAAAATCATTTCCACAATACAACTGAAACATTAGACTAGTCATCTCATCATAAGTTTTCTTATTTGGACTAATCATTACAAGCTTTTCTAAAGCTTGATCTAACGCTTCTGGACTGCTCTTACGAACATATCTAGCCACTAATTCTCCTATTAAGTTAAATTTAGCGTTCGTTGTTATATGAAAATAAGGTGTTTAAAGCCCCACCTTTTCATTTAGGCTAAGGAAATACGTGAATCAATTAATACCTATTTTCCCGTTGGTTGCAAGTCAAATTTTATATTAAAACCTACGGTGATACGTTTTTTAGCACTAGTATTAACTGTTACTTCATGAAGTAAATAAGATGGAAATAGTATTATATCGCCATCTTTTGGTTCATGTTCAATCATTTTTGCATGGGGCATGTAAGGCGGTATCATAAAATACATTTGTTCATGTGTAGCAAATTTTATTGATCCTGTATCTTTACCCTGGATATAATAAACACCAGATAAATCACAATCCGCTCTGTAATGTGTATGAAATAAATTACCACCACCAAACCCATTTATATTTGTCCAATATAAAATCTTACATGTGATATCATTTTTTTGGAAATAATAATTTGTATATTCAGCTAATATTAAATTTATTGGTTGTAATAATTCTTCTTCACACTTGTATTTATAAACACTACGCCAACAGTTCTTGTTAGAATTAGGCATAGCAAACAAATCATTTTTTCTAGCTTCAATAATTTCTTTTGAAAGTTTTTTATTTAAAGATTCGTGCTCTTTAAAATTTTTAATAAATATTTTTGTATCTTGTAATGTTATCATAATAAATGGCCCCACTCTCGCGGGGCCATACCTAGGATTTATTTACCATTGAGAAGTTTGTTGCCTTCTGTTAGTAAATTCTCTTTCATCTTTGTATAGCTTTTCCCCTCTTTTTTAGCTATCTTTCTAACCTCTTCATCAACCAACTTAGCAATCATGGATCCAGGTCTTCTAAAGCCTGCTTTACCCATTGCTCTGATCAGCGTATATGATTCGATATCAACCGCACAAGATTTCCATTTGTTGATGTCCATTGTCTCTCCTATTCTTCTACTTCGGTATATTCTCTGGTATCAAAGAAATCAAGTAGATTTATTCTTTTCTTTGGAGCCAAACCAGAATTATATATCTTTTGAAAGATTTGAATATAATCACGGGCTGATGTACCAGACAACAACCAGGCTGACTTGGTTTTAATTGCAGTTCTAAATCTATCAAAGCTAAACTTTGGATGTCTATCTGCAATTATGTAAGCAGTTATGATCTGTCTTTTTATTCTCCTGTTGGTGTTGTCTATACCTACAAGATATTTTTTAAGATACATAAGTTGATTACCTATTCGATCACAGTTCTGTATACCACCAGCAGGAATTTTAAAGTCGCCCTGCTTAAATTGTTCTGTGATCAATCTCCACCTAGAAGTAATTTTAAGTAACAGAATCATAGTCTCTGATACTGGCAGACCAAATTGTTGCATCTTGGATTTACAAATTTTGTAATCCATCTTTCCTCTTGCACAATGGTGGCCTAAGAAATGATCCATGGACCAATTCTTTCTGCCTTGGTTAAGTCTTGCTACATCAAGCGGATCATCAGAATTAATTATGATGTAAGGAACAGGAAGTCCTAGTTCCTTTCTCGCTTGTAATGTATGTTGACCATCCACTACTTCTTTGTTTTGATTTACACGTATCGGATCCATAAGATCTTTTTCTGCAATTAATTTTTTTAATTGCTTCACGTGTGACTCGTCCACTGGACGATTGCCTCTAATTTTTTTGAACATAGAATAATCTTTTGTTTCAAAAAATTTATTGTTTACTGCTCTTGCCATATCTTTTCCTCCTTAGTTAATTACAAGATAAGTTAAACCACCAACTATAAGTAATAATATTTTTGGTGGTATTGTTAATAAAAGGGCTAGTACAAACATCTTAATTATTAGGTCTGTCATTTGCCCCCTGTAGTTGATCTTCAACTAGTCTTCTTGCGATTGCTTCGTTGATTGGATATATTGGCATATCATCAAATCGCATTGCACACTGTTGAAGTTGTTGCATGCCCTGTTGAAACTCTTCGTCACCATATTCAACTGGCATGTGTCCGTTGGCCGTTACTATCGGAATGTGGTTCAGTATTTTCTCCACCTTCGCTACCCACTGCACGAACACTTGTGAGTCACAGTTAATTTTGGTTTTCATAGAAACCCCAATCACTGAATAGTTTTACAATTTTATCTATGGCTTCGTGATACTTACGCATACCAGATAATTTATCTCTAACATTCATGGATCTGTACTCTTCCCCATTGACTGTTAAATCAATCCGTTTTGTTTTCTCATTGAAAGTCACAGTAAAAGTGTGAAGTTTTTCAACTTCTTTTGGGTGGTCAATCATCCATTCTGGTTTTAATACCAATGGCTCTACTTGTGCCGCTGATGACTCAGCCCCTGTTGTTTTATCTGTTTTCATGATAACCTCTTTGTTAGTATTTGTAAAAACATGAAATGTATATATACATTTTCATGGGATATGCAAGGATTAAATTATATAGGATAATATAAGATTTTATGAAATTTGTTTCGATTCTTTACCTTTGTTCAATGTTAACTGGTCAATGTAATACTAGTTATGTAACTCCACATGAATTTCCAAGTCACTTTGATTGTGCACTAGCTGGTTACAAAGTTGCTCATAATACCTTAGCTCAATTAGATCCAGGAAAAGTTGAAGAGAATAGATATGTAGTAAAATTTGAATGCAGAGCAGTTCCTTCTGAAAAACCAATAATACCTCCCAAAAAACCCGCAAGTGAATTAGGCACATAGTTGATTTTATGGCCCAGTTTGGTATATAATCTTACATGAAGTTGTATCGCGTCCAAGCAAGATGTAAAAATATATATTTTGATAAGATGCTTGAGGCTGAGAACGATAAAGCTGCTCTTGAGGCGTTTGCAAATGGCGTAGACTCAGGAGAAATAGTAGGTGCGGATGAAAGCTTTTACGGCAAACGTGTCTACATAACATTTGAGGAGGTAGAAAGAGATGCAACTACAAAAGTTAATCTCGGAGAAACTTCAGTTGGAGTCCAAGTGGGCCAGCAAAGCGTTGGAGCAGGGAAGAGTGACACCTGATATGAAGTGGATCGATATAAAAATAAAAGACCTTAAAGTAAAGATTGCAGATCAATCAGTTGAGGATGCAAAAAAAGGTCTATTCGACATAGCAAGTTAAGCTTGCTTTTTTAAAAAAAATTCCTAAGGATAGTGCGCTCTAAATTATGACACACGAGTGGAAGCACCCTAATTATTATAAGCGATTAAAAGAACTTCTGAAAAAATATAATACTGCTCCTCAAGAGCAAGACCAAGAAGAACAGCCAGAAGAAGAAACACAAGATAAAAAAGAAGATTAATTTTTTTTTGTTTTATAAAGCGTATAAAACTTTTTACCATCATAATAATATCCCTCAATTTTTTTATTCTTTCGCTTCACCCCAACTTTTGCCGATGGCAACATCAACTTTGAAAGGTACTTGAAGATCTTCGATAGCATTTTCCATAACCTCCTTCACGCCTTTTATATCAGCCTCTTCGTTTATTGAAAAGCATAATTCGTCATGAATTTGCAGTAAAGGTTGATAACCTTTTTTATAACAATTAATCATAGCTTGTTTAGTTTGATCAGCTGCGGATCCTTGTATTAATCTATTCAAAGCTTTGTAAGTAAAGGCCCTCCTAATGTTATTACCATATATTGCCTTAGCCTCCTCATATTGCATCGCTTTATTCATTCCGAAGGTAGCAGGCTCCCACATATCAAATCGGCATTTGCGTCCTCCTACAGTCCGAATAAAACCATATTTTGAAGCTGAGTTGGTTACAGCCTCTGCTAATTTTTTTACAAAAGGAACTCTTGAATGATACTTACTTAATAAATTATCTGCTGCGTCTTTTGAAATACCTAACTCTTTTGCAAGTTTTGCTTTTCCCATCCCATAAAATAAACCAAGATTAATAGTTTTTGCATTTGTCCTACTGATACCTGCCATGTCAGCAACTATTTGGTGAAAATCTGCAGCTTCATTTTTATAAGCTTCAATAAATTCTTCTGCACCAGTAAAATTATTATCTACACTTGCAGCGTAGTGAGCAACTAATCTTGGTTCTTGTTGACTGTAATCGAATGAGCCCCATTGTCTACCTTCTTCAGGTAAAAATAAACTTCTAATTTTATCACCATATTCTTTATTCCGTGCAGGTATTTGTTGAAGGTTTGGATTAGAATATGAGAGTCTTCCAGATACAGTCCCACCTTGATCACTTCTTAGTTGATTTATTTCTGAATGTATTCTACCTTTATGCACATAACGTTGAATGGAGTCTATAAATGTTGAATGGAATTTATTTATTTCTCTTGCTTCTCTTATTAGTTGCGCTATCGGGTTACTACAGTTTACTAACCAATTTTGTGTAAAACTTGGTTCCTCGGTTTTCGTTGTCCGTGGGTAGTCAACACCTATCCTGTCAAACACCTGAGCTACAGATCTTGCAGCCCATATATCTACATCAAGTGTAGTTTCTTTTTTTATCTTACCTAATACTTCAGACTCTTTTTTCTTAAATTCTTTTTTAAGAGCTGCAGCTTTGCCCTCATCAACTCTAATACCTCTCATCCTTGTATCAATTAAAATAGGTAGGAGCTCCATCTCCATCTCCCAAACATCATTTAAACTTTGTTTTGTGATCTCTGTTTTGAAGTGTTGCCAAAGTCGTAGGGTTAGGCCTGCATCTTGCTCAGCATAGAAGCCTACGTAGCCCGCAGGCAGCCTCCAAAGGTCTGCTTTAGGGTCAATTCCCCATTCTTTAGCTTTTTCGTTTAAAAACGTCTCATTTTTAATTTCACCTAAATAGTCTTTTGCACATGCATTTAAACTAAAACTAAATCTATTTTCATTAACAAGTGCAGCTGCAATCATTGTGTCTACAATTGGTCCATTAATATTAAAACCATTTACCTTTAACCAACCAACATCGTAACTTGCATTGTGAAAAATTTTTGTAGCTGGTGTGTTTAAAACTTCTTGCATCCAACCCACAGTTATTCCTTCATCCATATTACCACCAGCATCATGATGTATTGGAAAATACCATTGTTGATCAAATGCAGCCACAGCAAAACCAACAATATGTCCATCAAATGTTGCCCAGCCAGAGCCTTTTGTTTTTATATTTGGATCTTTTGTTTCTAAATCAATCGCTATCTCTTTTGCTTGCGATAAGTCAGGATACTCACTAGGGCATACCCAATCAGAGTCGTTGTAAATAAAATTTAATTGATGTGTCATCTATTAATTATGTAGTAAGTTATAACTGCTGCTATCAAAATTGCAACTATACCGATAAAGAGCATGCCTAATCCATAACCGATTGTCATTTTTTTGTATCTTTTAATTTTAATATTTCTAAATCACAATAATGTTTAATTTTTTCTAAGTCCTCTATGGCTGAATTTTTAAATTTATATCTACAAACATATTTCACAACATTACCTTGAAAAAAAGAAAGATCGTTCTTTGCTATAAATTCATATGGCTGAATGGTAAAATGTTTATAATGAGATCCGCCTATTTGCTTTTCTTGAGGAAAAGCATCATCGAACATATCTTTATCTGTCATAATTTGCCTCGTATGTTTTAAAATATTTTCCTAACGGAAAATTATATTGATGATAGGTGCCTAATAAATGTAATGTTTGTTTGGATCTGGTGGCTCCTGTATACCAAACCCGAAGTTCTTTTACTTTTTCTTGTAAATTTTTTTTATCAAAATGTGATGGAAAGTTACATTTACTAGCCAGGACAACGTTATCTGCCTCCCCTCCTTTAACTTGATGTATCGTATCTATAATTATTTTTGGCGGAGCTGTAAGGTCCACACCCTCTTTCATAAGTTTATCGAAGTATTTTTTATCTTTATCTTTAAATTTTCTCATAAATACTTGATTCCACGGAGCTTTTTCATCTCGCATACCACACCTTAAATGTAATTCATCAAATGTAAACACTTGATTTGGATGAGCAAAGCTCCATTTTTTACTGTCCGCTGACCGGTATCCGTGGTCAATGTTTAATAAATATTCATACATGGTACAAGCTTCTTCTCTACCGATGGCACCACCATCACAAATTTTGTTCCAATACTCTATCGCTAAAAATTGATTCGGATCAAAAGACTTATTACCTTTTACATCTTGATAATATAAAGAAAGATTACGGGCCTCCTGTTGCAGCTCTCGTTTAACATCATTAATTCGAGCCAATACCATCCAACTACCATTCAAATCCCAAGGTATCTTTTTTAATGCTGTCCATCGATAGATAGCACCGTTAGATCCATTAGAATAAAATTCTTTAGGAACTCTGTTATCACCCATACTAGCTAGTAAACATTTAGAAAAAAAATGTATATTTTTATTTAATCTTACAGATTTTTTTAGGACTAAAGCTCGGCCAGGAAAAGTTTGAAATAAATTTACATCAGCTCCATTCCATTCATAGATAGCCTGATCATCGTCACCAGCAATATATACTCTCTCTACTGCACCCGCTATCTTAACAATCATGTCCCATTGTAAGGGCGTAAGATCCTGAGCTTCATCCACCATTAAAATTTTAAAAGGTATAACTAAACCATCGGTTATGTATCTCTCTACCATATCTGTAAAATCTAATCTGTCAGGTGTCCGTTGTCCTGTAGGAGTTTCCATAGTTTTAAATTCTTCGTATCCTGCAATAATAGATTTAAACTGCTGTAGTCTTACAGACTTTCTAGGTTGTTGTTTGTAAAGAGCAACAGGATCTACTTTCATATTTCTAGCTCTATCATAAATCTGTAAAGACCAATTGTTATAAACTTTTTGGTCATCCCAAGTATCCTTGAAACCAATCTTTACAGTTCCATATTGTGTATGAAACATAAGGAGATCTGCTTTTGGATCTAATACAGGTATCTCCGCAAACTGTTGTCTTGCTAAACTATGCAAAGTTCTAAAATACTTGAAAGCATCTTCATCATAATCTTTAAATTTTGTTCTAACTCTACTTACACATTCATTTACAGCTTTATTTGTAAAAGAAACGTAACATATTTCGTCTGGTGAATAACCTTTCTCAAGGTAACGTTTAACACGTTTTAATAAATTTTCTGTTTTACCTGTGCCTGGTGGTCCAAATATTTTAATTGTCTTCCCACGAAGCTCTCGGTTTAGTGAATTTGACATCTTTGTTTTTATGCTCTGTTTGTTTTGGTAGACTCACAACCCAATGCCTGCTGCTAATGTTTTGAAATTTCTTTTTAGGTTGTGCTCCTCCTGTTTCTAAAAATTTTGTACACTCTTTTTCGTTCCAATTATAACCCATCTTTTTCATAAATGATCTAAATGTCTCCAGTTTAAATCTCATCTCAGATACATCACACCAAATGTTTCCAGAATCTATTTGATCAAACTCAGTGGTATCTTCTACGTCTTCTAAAAATCTAGACATTCTAGAATTAAATACATCTTCTCTTTCCTCATGTTCATCGTAACCTTCCATATCCTGTTTGTTACTTATCAGTTCATCAAGCCAATCCCTGTACGGATCTGGATCTCTTTTGGTTGGTTTTAATGGTCTCCAAACAATGTCATAATTTAAAAGCTGTTCACCTAATAGTTGTTGTTGATAAAGTTGTTTTGTGGATAATCTTATAGACTTACCTTGTATGGGTAATATCCAATATGGCTCAGGATAAGAATTTACTTTTAATAATTTACCTACCTCAGGTAAAGCTTCATTAGCACCTATTCCTAGCTTTCTTTTTATACACTCAGAAGATACGCAATGTTGTCTAGCTATGGATGTTTTACATTTGTAGGCATACTCTTTATTTTCAACACCTTTAAAAATGTTTTGTAGTTCTTTAGGATGCAAATTTTCTGAACAAACTTTACCCATCATGTTACGAGTCCAATCTTCATACATAACTGGATCTGGATTTATTTTTTTTGCTAACACTGCAACATTAAACATTGCATCATTTCTACCTTCACCCTTCTGTACTCTATTTTTCATAAAATTAACCACACAAGGTGGATAATCTTTTGTTTCATCATCTTGAAATATTTTTATTTTTTTAAATGCTTGTGGTGTAAGTTTGTATTTACTTACAAATTTGAATAAATCTTCTATTTTTATTGCGTTGCACTCATCATCCATTGCAACTCTTGTAGTCATATGTGCCTTTTGATAAGGCAAATTTACAAAGTTACCCTTTCTTTTTTCGTCCCACTTTTCAGGAGATAAATCAACTTCATCTTGTGCAGGAAAAATATCTGTTGTTGTGTCGTTGATACCTAAGTCAGATGCTATCTCAATTAATTTTTTTCTCATTGAAGATGCAGCTACTACACCTTCAATAAATAAAATTAAATGGAGTCCGTTGGATTTTGATCTGAACGGGACGAGCGGGTATTTTCTTTTACGAATAATGGATATAAGGTCTTGATGCCGTATATTATAACGATCAACATCGATGACCC